GTAAAAGTCTTTCCCCAACTGACCCATGCGTTAATTATAGAGTTGTCTTCGATTGCATCATAAACATCCTTTTGACTTTGTCGTAATTCAAACTTAAACTCAGGAAATTCTACAGACTTCTTTACTCGCTTATCTACTATTTCATAGTGCTCTGGTATTAAATCCGTACGCCCTATCGGTAGAGATACTAACCCGTTACGAATTATGCCCATGTTTTTAATCACTTGAGGCGGATCGAGTGGGTTGTGCGAAGGAATTACATATGTAAGCTCTTTATCAATAGCCTCTTGTAGTTCAGCACTACAATCCATATATATTCTGTGACTTATAACTGCTTTCATAGATTGAGTTCATTCTTTGCAATGATGTATTGTTTTACAAAATCAGATCGTACAATATCTTCTACTTCAAATTCTATGAACGTGAATCTCTCCATTCGTTTTAGAACTCTGATAAAATCTTGTAGTCCGTTTGCTTTTAAATCTGCCTGTCGAAAGTCTCCACAAAACATAACTCTACAGTTCTCGCCAATACGAGTAATGATTGAGTCTAGTTCATGGAAAGACATATTCTGACACTCATCTATCATAATTACAGCATCTCTGAGTGTTATACCTCGTATAAAAGAAGTTGTCATAAAGTGTACTAGCCCTTTATTCTTGAGAATTTCATAAGCATCTCCTCGACTGAATAAATCATTTGCTATATCTTTATAAGGTTCTTCATATACAGAAGCTTTTTCTTTTTCTGTTCCGGGCAAAAACCCGATATCTCTAGTAGGAACAGCACTACGAATAATGACAAGGCTTTGATATACTCCTTTTGCCATGTCATCATATGCAAGGTATGACGATATAAATGTTTTACCTGTGCCTGCTAAGCCGTGTAAGACTAAGTTTTTTGTTGACTCAAATGCTGTCAACTGGTTTCTGGTTAAGGGGTCGATTTCTCGCAACTCTAAACTAGCACCTGCAAGAGTTTTACGTCTTTTAGCCATATTATACTTTTCTTCTTGTGTCTTTGAGTTTCTTTTCAGAATACTCGTAAAGCATCCAAGGTATTCTCCGTAGATGCAGAACCCCTGCCCATGTATATCCTACTTCGGGAGGGCGCGGTACGGTGAATGGAGCATTATGTCCTTTCACCCATATCAATGCCGCAGTATCTTTTCGTACTACTTTATTGATCTTTAAATACTTTAGAGGTAACATAAGACTCTTTTCATATATGAAAGGTCGTCCTGCATTATCTATAAAATACTTTGTACTTTGTTTTAGTAAGCCGTTTGGAGATGAAACCATCTTTTTGAGTTCATACAATCCGCCATGAGGTGTCTGTACTCTACGAGCGCCAAGAGTCTCTCCTGACTGATTCTTATCATCGAGCAACAAACCATTGAGATAAAGTAAACCATCGCCAGCATCCCAGTTTCCCGAATCTAAAAGGAAAACTGGAAATACTAGCTTATGTAAGTTTTTATATCCTATCACCATACATTTTCTCGAACTTACCGCCAGAGTAATCTTCGTGTACAATCTCAAAGTCACAGCCTACGGGAGCTCCTGGAATTGAAAGCCCTCTGTCCATTTGTATATATGATGCTAGCTTTTCCATATACTCTTCTATTTCTTCTTCTGGTACTTCTGCTAATATTGAATCGTGTACTAACGCAAAGATACGTGCTTTCTTGTTGTTTGCTTTTATCCAAGCATTCATGTCTATGGCACCGAGAAGGTTAATATCACTAGCAGCAGACTGCACCAAAAAGTTAAGACCAGACCTAACGCTATGGCTCTGGATGCCTTTGTCTGTCGAGGCGACATTTGGTAATCTCCTTTTTCTTCCGAAGAAGCTGTAAATAAACCCGTTCTGCTGGATGTATTTTTGGTTGTCTTCTATCCACGATTTTAGCTTGTGGAACTCTTTAAAGTAGTCATCAATAACCTCTTGTGCTTCATTACGAGTAAAAGGTTTACCACTATCTTTTGTTACTTGTTCACTGATCTTATTTGCACCTGCTCCGTACATAATACCAAAGGTTACAGCCTTAGCTGCTTGTCTTTGCATACTGTATAGCTCTGCTACTTGATCTACTTCACAAGGTAATTTGAATACTTTGTGTGCAATCGCAGAGTGAAAGTTACCTCCAGACTTGAATACGTCCATAAGTGCTTTATCTTTTGCAAGTACTGCGGCTACATACACTTCCGCAGTAGTTAAATCCATTGCAACAATCTTACTTCCGGGAGCTGCTTTGATACATCCCTTAACGATTGGATTATCTCTAGGCAGTTGTTGCATGTTAAGCTTACCACTAGAACTGAGCCTGCCGCTAGTAGTGCCATGAAGGTTAAAACCTGTACGTAACCTGCTATCTCTATCCAGTTGAGGTAAGATTTTGTCCAAATAAGTATTTTTAATTTTGGATTTTTGTCGTATCTCAAGAATAAGTTTGGGGATATGTGATTGCTCTGCAAGTTCTCCGAGTACTTCTGCATCTGTAGAGTGCGCTCCCGTGCCAGTCCGTTTACCAGTCGGGCGTAGCCCCACAAAGTCAAACAAAAGACTACGAAGTTGAACAGTACTATTAGGATTAAAATCTTTTCCATTGATTTCCTCAAATTTACGAATGGCAGGTTCTTTGTACATATCGACCACAGCTTCATCAATCTGCTCTTGCATAAGAGACTGAGACTTTACTAGTCTTAGTTTGTCAAAGGGTACGCCATTATCTTGGACGTCTGTTAAGAAACGACATCCTGGTATTAATATATTGTCGTATACTTTTGCAAGTCTTTTATTTTGTTTGATCTTTACAAACTTCTCATAAATTAGATACGTTACTGCCGCATCCATACCTGCATATAATTTCATAATGTCAAAAGGAATATCTCCCCAACTGAAATCATTTTTTAGTATACCATTCTGTTTACGATAGTTATCTATCCAATCATACATTGGTTTCTCGTAGTCACCATAGATTGTATACTTCATTGCTAGCTGCTTTAGACCATGTGTACCTGGATTCTCATCTATGAGATAGTGCAGTAGCATTGTATCCTCGAAGCGAGGAAACTCAAAGTTGAAATGATACTCAAAGAATGCCATATCGAACTTTGCATTGTGAAAGATTACTACCTTTTTATCAAATAATTCTTGTAAGAGTGCTTCTGTTGTTTCATCAAAACACTCTGTATCTACATAAGCGCCACGATCTCTTTCATAGGAAAGACTAAGTCCTAGCATATGTCCATCACGAGGATATAATCCTGTTGTCTCTGAGTCGAGAGCAATATAAGGACTAGGAGCGTCAATAGCTGCTTGAAAGAAAGCGTTGGCTTCTTCTGTGTCTTGTATGCCCCACGCATTGTAAGTAGTAATTACTACATCTTCTTTATCACCAGTTATGTACTCAAGTATACTTTTCTTGGAATCATCCCAAGTACGTTGAGCTTCTGGCTTAAATGCAAGCATGGCAGGGTTTATGACAGGCAGAAACTTTTCTTCTACTTTCTTGCCTGAGTATTCTGTGACTGAGTTTACAGGAGTGAAGTACTTAAGTGCGTCACTTCCCACGAGAATAAGCCAGTCATATGCATCGATGTCTATCTCGATGTCACAGTCTCGTTTTAATACTTTCTTGATGTTTGGATCTGAACACAGTTGATACTGGTCAAATTCAAACTCATCATCAAATTCTTTCTTAAAATTAGTTCTACTTGGTTTAGTTTCTACTAATGCAACTTTAGGCATATAATTTACTCTTTAGTTTTTGTACTGTTTGTATGGGCAATGCCCCAGGATCTCTGTCTTTGAGGCATACATTTCTTGAGGCTAAGCCTACTCGCTCGGCCATTTCTTTTACATCTTTTGCAGCATTCTGTCCTGCATCATCTCCATCAAAGAAGATGTCAATACTATCTACACCTTGTATTGATAGCATTCGTAACTTATCTTCATTGATATTCTTTGTTCCAAAGCAACACACTGCATTCTCGAGTCCTTTGTCCTGTAGATTAATCATATCAAATATACCTTCTACTAGTATAACTGAACCTTGTATCGGCTCTACTATAGGGTATAAAGGCATCTTCGCACCCGCAGGCGAGATCATATACTTAGGTGTTCCACCTGTAGTATGACGACCATTGAAGGCTACAATACGTCCTGATATATCTCGTACTGGAAATACTATTCTTCCTATATGATCGGGATCGTGGTGTTGAAAAGCCTCGAACTTCTTATAAGTCTCAGGCTTAATGTCCCTCCAGTTACCTGTGTAGGGAGCTAAATTCCTTGGAAACGACAAACCAATACTTTCAGACCTTTTTGATTTAATATTTTTCTTTAACAACTCTCTTCTTACTTGTAAGTGATTTGCCTTTTCTCCAAAATGTGTAAAGATATTTCCTTTGAATCCGCATGAGAAACATTGAAATATACCTGTTATACGATCAATACGCATACTAGGATTTCTATCCTCATGATCGGGGTGAAGACAGCTCACCAAACAGTCTCCTCCCTTCGGTATAAAATAAACACCTCTGGAAGTAAGTAACTCTTCTACTGTCATCTACCGATATCCTGTACGTTATCTCTACTAATTAATTGATATGCACCTTTATTATAGGCAGGTGCAATCGTATACTTTGAGCTTAATTCATGTCTGGCATTTACTGTCGTATCTATACTACTTATATCTACGGATTTGTACTGTTTAGTCTCTCTACGATATACTGTGGTTTCCTCTAAGGGTTGAAACTTGGGTGTGTATCGCTTTGCCTTTGGTAAGGGCTTTCTCTTTCTACCTGAGCTAGTGTGTCGTAAACTACCGAATGTAAGTGCCATATGCTTTATCTCCTTTCAATTATCCGTATATTATACGCATAAAAAGGTAAGATGTCAAGAACTATTTTTAAAGATCATTAATTTCTTCGCCTGTTTTATGCGAAGAATCTTCTTTCTCTTTCGGAGTAAGGGCAGTCTCGGGACCAATTTTAAGGCTATCCCAGTCTACTGTGGATGAGAATGATTTCATGGAGGCTGATCGCATCTTTACACAATTCAAGGTGATACACGCATCTTCGTGATCCCAAGTTTCAAGTGTATACGCGGCATCTGCCGCATCAAGAATACCTTTAGCGAAACGAGCTTCTCCAGTTGCATCTGTTTGATAGGGTGTGAATACTGTGCAGTCATATTCTTGTGCCATAGACTTCAATGCTTTACTTACTTCGATCTGTTCTGTCCAGTCATACTGACCTCCGCGAGAAGGAAGACTCGACCGTTTTACTTGGTTAATATAGTCTACAATGATAACTCCAACATCCAGTGCCTTGACTTTTTTATCAAGTTCAGCTCGAATCTTGGAGAGTGTGAGAGAAGGATCATATACAACATCAAGCTGTCGATTCGGGAGAAGATCTCCAGCCTGCAACTTGTCATGAAACTTATCAAAATCACGATGACTTCTATACTCTTTCAAACGGTCTTGTCCCGCAACAAAACGATCAGCCCACCAACCTGCAACCTTCTCCCACTCAGTAATACTAAGATTCTTAGTACGAAGACGGGCAAAGGGAACTTCTGTGGCTATGGAACAGCATCGTTGAAGGATAGACCGACTATCCATTTCTATAGTGAAATAGATAGCCGACTTACCACTTTTGTAAACATTATTGGCAATGTTTGCACAAATAACTGACTTACCTGCTCCTCGCTTACCACCAACCATTACTAGATCTCTGGGAGAGAACTGTATCTCGTGGTCGTATTCCTCGTTGAGGCCGAGAGGCACGTATTTAGCTAAATCTTCTTCTGGTTCGAACAGGCGAATACGTTGCATACTCTCCTGTGGATCTTCCAAATCAACCTTTTGCTCAATGTCGAGTACGATTTGGTGAAGATGGTTTACTGATTCTTGAGCATCCTCGAATGCTACAGAGTGTTCTA